TGATTTGCTTAGTGTTTTTGAAGCTGTTTTGTCTGTAAATACAGGTGTTTCTCTTCCAAACTTATCTCTATATACCACACCTAATTGATACGTTCTTTGGCTTTTTATAGATTTACCAGGCTCAGCAACTTCAAGTAGAGGACTGCTATCTATTGATACATTTGCTGAATCATCCGGTGTAGAAGTCATTGTCATTGTGCCACACCTACCAGGCACTGTTATTGTTGTGCCAGGAGAAACAGATATAGTTGCGGCTAAGCCATTCGTACCAGTATAACTAAAATTTATAGCAGATGACTCGTCAGTATCAACATCTAAAAAAAATGAACAATTTGTAGTATTTTGAACTATACTAACGTTTACAAAATTTGGACTATAAGGTCCCTGTGAATTAACCATAGAATAATTCTGAGTATAGTTTCCATATATTATTCTATTAGCTGTTATCTCTTGTGCCTTTGCGTTTAATGGTACATTGTCCCAAGGTCTCAAAGATTGGTTTGCTTCTACAGCTGCGTATATTAATTCAGACTCAATAACTAATTCATCTGAAGTCCACTCTTCATCTGGTAAATTTTTCTTACTTTTTTTCTTTAGAGTTTTAACTGTGTAAACATTATTGTTTGTAGACTCTTTATATAACACATCTATTTCAACAACACCATCTGGTGTTCTTTGACTAGCTGTTGCCCAGTCTTTATTAAATTCTTTTATTATTAAAGATCTTAATTGGTTTCTCATACCTAGGTTATAACCCTTGTTTGGATTGTAATCAAAACCACCAGGTAAAAAAGCTATTTCAGACCACGGTGAAAACGCTGAGTACTCACCATCTTCATACTTATATCTATAACCAAACCTAGGAAATTTAAATTCAAACAAAGGTTTTTCTTCTTCTAACTTAGCTGTCCAAGCAGTGTAGTTTGCCGTTATTTCTTCGCTTCTTGATAATATAATACAACTAAATGAATTTGAGTTTGGTCCAGAGTTTTGTGATAAAACTTCTACTCTCACAAAATTATCAGGTTTACCATCACTGTTTTCGTCTACAGACTCTAACATTAAAACATCACTTGGTAAAAAGTCTGGAGTTTCACCAACAAACAAAATATTCAAAGTTGTGCCAACATCTTCAACATCACCATTACTTTGTACAAAGTCCATATTAGTTATACTTTCTACAACTACGTTACCTCCATTTATATTTTGTCTTTTAGTGTTAGACATGCTTAATACAGGTGCATAACTAGGGTTTATCTTTATAACTGTTATATCTCTTTCTCTAATATATTTTCTAGGACTAGACGCTATAGTAGTTACGGGCTCACCTTGCATATAATTTAAACTGTGATTTAAAATATCAGGAGTACCTAGTGCAGATCTTTTGATATGTATTTTTTTAGGCTCGTTTGTACCATCGGTCCAAAACAATAAACCATCTATTATATTAACCGCTGTAATAGGTTGGCCTGTAAATTTTAAAACTCTATCAGCTTTAAATATAACATCAGTACCACTTGGTGGGTTTATAGTAGGTGCTGCAGATGTAGTTATAACATTACCAGATATGCTAACAACAGTAACACCATCGGGATAATAAGCTACACCAGCCCCAGTATAAGCTTGAACACTCATACCTACTCTAACAGTACCAGGTGACACAACATTTAATGAAGTTGTACTTATTTGACTTGATGTAACTCTTTTACATTGATAGTTATCTACAAGTATTGGATTTATAGTACCAGAACCAGGTATATATTGAACAATATAGTCTCTACCTTCACCAGCAATTACACCGCCAGCGATAAACCATATAATAAAATCACCCTTACCATTAGCAATAGAGCCAACACATTTTTGACCTATTTGACTAATAAAAGATTTTTGTGTATTACCAAGTGTGTTTTGAACAGTACCAACGTCAGAAGCATCTGACGACGCTACCTCTATATTTAACGCATCTCTGTATTCACCATCTGGAACTAATCTTTCGTCCAGGTCTTTGTTCATCTTACCTGCACGAAAGTGATGTTTTAACTCTGGCATATATGTTATTTTATTTGTTTAGACTTGTTTCTTAATACTTGACGTATTTCTTCTGATTTAAAATTAGATAATCTTAATTTAGCTTGTCTCATCGCTGCAAATCTTTCTTTTTTAAATCTTGCTACTATATATTCTGGAATGTTAACTCTTGTTGCTAATATAGCGTGAGCAATATATTTATACATAGCTTCTTCTGCTAGTTTGTGGATAATCATTTCATCTTCTGTAGCTAAACCGTCACTTATGTATAACAACTTAATTGTTTTACCTGAAAGATCTGAGCTAAAATGAACATAACCTCTAGAGTTATCTATAAAGTAAACACCGTTTACATGTGCGTGTTCTGGTGTTATACCGTATCTTCTTCCTTCTACATAAGCTTGATCAATATCTGTATCGTCAGATTCACCTGTTGTTGAGCTTGTAGAAACCTGTGTGCTGAAACTTGTCCATGTATCTGAGTCACTAGCTGTTGTTAAATTACCGTCACTATCAAATATATATCCAAAATCAGCAGATTGATTTATTGCTGTAGGATTACTAGTTTTTCTAGCTGGATATATAGTTCTTTCAATACCACTATTATCCACCCATGATAATTTAACATAATTAACATAATCATGTGGAAGAGCTATTTTTAAGTTTGGGCCAAGTTCTAGTTCTTGACTTTTTTCAGATCTTAATATATCATAACTCATTTCTTGTAAACCTCTTTGAGCATGAAATGCAACATCAGATCTTCTAACCTTAGGTATTATTTTTTCTTCACCAACATAACTTATATTAAAGTTATTTATAAGTTGCTGCATTGTTATGTATTGATAATTACCTAAATCAGGAGTTATAAGTGTTACCACTACAACATCATTAGCTGTAGCGCCTGAGTTTAAAGTAACTGTGTTTGTAGTATTGTTAAACGAGAAAGCAGTTGTAGAAGTTCCGTTTATTGTAACATTAAATTCACCAGCAGAGTCTGGCATTGTAGCTAGACTGTTTAATAATGTTTGGTTATCAGGAAAAGTTAAAACAAAAGCTGTTTGCCCTGATGTAGCTATAAAACTTTGTGAACCGTAATATTGTTGTTGTGTTCCTTCAAATAGTGGCATATCTTATTGTTTTTCTTGTTGAGTGTTTATTTGGTTTTCTTGAGAAGCCATTTGATAAAGAGCAGGATCTTTAATTATAATTCCAGCTAATTGTAATATCTTAATAACTAACTCAGTTTCTTCTGAAGCATGTAGTTCAAAATGTTGTGCTGTGTTGGCGTTATATAAAGCTTGCTCATCTACAATAGTATAACCCCAAGCTACAGTTGTAGGAAATGCTATGTAATTACAATATACATTACTTGTTATAGTTTGTGGATATATTTGTACTGTTGTGTTTCTAGGTATACCATTTAATGTGGTACCTGTTTGACCTGTTGGAGTTGTTTGAGAAACTCTAACATAAACTGGTCTTGCTAACGCAGGAGCTGTTAGCGGTGAGTTTTGAATATGGTGTATATCGTTTTGATTTATTTTTTCTATCTCAACATAACCACCTCTATGCTTATAATATAATTCTCCTAATCTATAGTAGTTTGGTAAAGTTCCTAAGCCTTCTTCACCAGATGTCCCTGACATATTAACAACTGCTCTATAGTTTTCAAATATATCTATCTTTTCTTTTAGTATGTCAACTTGATCAGCATAGGTACTATCATTACCTGGTATTCTCATAAAAGCATTTAAGTCATAAAAATATTGCTCAAATATATCTTGTTGAGCTTGATTTGCTAACAAGTTAAATTCAAGCGGTGTTATATAACCTCTTTGTTCTTTGTTTGCTATAACTAATACTTTTTGATATACGTTATCTATATTGACTGCCATAATTTTTTTTTATTGTAGTTTGCAATCGCCCCGTAGAGCGACTGCTACTACAAAGTGATTTATTTTAGTTTCTTTTCAATTGCTTTAAGAACTTCTAGTCCTTCATCAGTTTTTAACCAATGAGCTAAAGCATTGTAAGGATGTTCTTCAAATGGAACAGTGCAAATTTTCTTTTTACTGCTTGTCCAAGTAAAATGTCTTTGATCTGAAGATAAAGAAATTAACTTAGCTTCTACAGCTTTTACACCTATATTTCTTAATTGAACGTCATCATCAGAAGCTAACTGTATAAAAGCTTGAGGTTGTTTCTTAGCATATAGTAATATATCTCTTTTAATCTCTTTAGAAGACATCTTAGACACTTTACTACCTTGCTCAACCCTTAATACGGCTTCAGCTTCATCTACTCCTAGACTCATCGCTAGTTTAACAGCTTCAAATTCTAACTCAATCCAATCTGTTTCATTTTCAGCAATAACCTCTGGTTGAAACTCTGTGTATAGAGTGTTTAACTTTGGGTGATACAATGAAAGAAACATTTGAAGATTCTTTTTACTAGCTGGAACTGTTATTTTTCCATCTCTCATAACTATGTGCCCTAGTGTAGAAACACCTTTTTGTTCATCTACAAAAACTGAAGGTTGGTTAGTAGCGTATCTTAGTTCTCGCTGATAACCTTTTTCAGGATCGTACCATAGTAATGGTTTTCTTCTTGTATGTCTTGACGGTACTACAAGAACTACCGGAGTATTCTTACCTTTTAAAAGATAAGTTCTATCTTTTACAACCCAATCTTTAGGTTGTGTAATTTCTAATTTTTCCATAATATAATATAATAAAAGTTTTTAAATAAAAAATAAAGGGTCGGGTGCCGAAGCACCCAACTCTTTAAAGTAATAATGATATTAGTTTTTCAACAATACGAAGTTATTCGCACCTTGAACACATAAACATCTTTCTGATAAGAAGTTTACTACCATTTCATCAGCATCAGAAGTATAGTTTCCACCCACAGATCCAGTGATCCAAGATTTCATTTTTCTATCATCAGCTTCAGATTTTCTGTATCTAACATGCAAGAATGGTCTTGAGATATTCTTACCTAACGACTGATCGTATACAGTAGAAGTACCAGCAGGAACAATAAGTCCTTCGATATCTCCAACTAATCCTCTCGTTGTAGCGTCGTTTAAGTATTTCCAGTCAGATTTGTAGAAGTCATAAGAACCTCTTCTAAATCCAGTGAAACCTAAATTAAGAGCCATTTCCTCTTCGTTATTGAATACACCATAAGATGATCCATTCATTCCTGAAGAAGAGTTAGCAGTAGATAACATGTTATCAATCTCTAAAGCAGTAGCTCTATCTAAGAACATCATGTTCTCTTCAATAGCACCTTGCTTATCAAGTTCTTGTAAGATAGTATCAAACTCACCTAAACCAGCTTGTGGATAAGGAGCAGAACCAGATACTTGATCGAAATCAGTACCAGTCCATACAAGACCTCTTGAGTTAATAGCAGCAAATAAACCTTCAGTACCAGCAACATTGAATGCACTAGAGCCCATTGACTGAGCAGCTAATTCACCTTCAACCATTGCCATTTCCATTTGATCCTCAAATCTTAAACGAGCTTCATGCTCAGATTTTAAGTACCATAAGAAACCAGAAGCTCCATTTTCAGAAGTAACTTCAACCCAACCAATTTGAGCAGTGTCAGAACCATTAACTTGGTATCTGTCTCTCATAATGATTGGTCTGTTGCTAAACTGAGTAAAAGAAGCATCTAAAGAACCAGCGATTCCAGAAGAACCTTTTCTGTATTCAGTACCATAAACGAATAGTTTGATGTCTTCACCGTCAGTAAATTCAACAGCACCAGAAACACTTAAGTCAGCCTGTGTGTAAGGTTGAACCGTTACATTTATATTACCAGTACCAGCTAAGGCAACAACTAAACATTTAAGTACAGATGTAGATGCAGCGTTAGAAATAATAACTGTATCGTGTAATTGTACGTTGTGATTAGCAGGTAATAAAATAGTATTGGAGTTAGCAACTGTTACTTGAACAGTGTTTGCTCCACTTTCAGCAGCGTCATACGCTACGTGTAATCTTCCTTGTTCAGACCAGATTACTTGGTCAGATTGTAATGGCATTTCAGCACCAACCATTTTTAAGAAACCAGAAATAGTTCTGTTTCCGTACCTTTCTACTTCTTTCTCGTAGATTTCAGGTAAAAATTGTTGCGCGAATGTACCACCACCACTAGCACTATCAAATGCTAGATAATTGTCTCCCCAAAGGGATTGCGTTGGAGCTGGAGTTACGTGATTTAATTCCGCTCCTTGTGCAGGATTAATAAAAGGCATAATTTTTAAATTTTAATTAGTTAAACTTATTTTTATTCATTCTAACTCTAAGCCTACTACTATCATCTCCGCTAATTACCTTATACGTAGTTCCGCTTTGCTTAATTTCAGTATGTCCTTGTCTAGGTGTCATATCGACATTTTTAGACTTAGCAATACTATCTTTTAAAGCATCAGCTTTACCTTGATTATAAAAGTGATTAGCTATAGCATCGGGGTTCATTGCTGTAAATAAAGATTTATGATAACCTACGGCGTCTGACATTTCATTGTTTTTGTTCAAAAACTTTTTAACAAAATTAGATATGTCGCCTTGGTTAGTTTTAACCTCTTCAGCATTTTTTACGTTATATCTGTATTTTTTATCTCCGACATTATATTCAAAACCTTTGAATTGATCGTTAAAAACCTTACCGGTTTCTTTTTTAAATACATCTATTTGACGCGCCTCAACCTTTTTGACATCAGCTTGCTCTTTGTTGTATCTATTAAAAAATTCTACAGCTTTCTTTTGCTCAGGCGCTAACCTGCTTCCAGCTTTAATTTCCTCATAGTATTTAGACTTTAACCCGTCTAGGTGGTTTTTGGCATTCGCAACTTGCTCTTTTAATGCCAGCTTTTTTCTTTTAACATCTCTTTCCTCATCTGTTTCTTCATCGTAAGAAAATTGATCTTCCATTAAGAAGTCTATTTCATCACTTGATAAGTGAGGTTTTGTGTTTTGATAGTATTCTTTTAGTAATTGATTTTCATCTAACGATGTGTAATCTGTGTTTAATCGAACGTAATCTTGCAGCGAACCACCAGTTTCGTTCATAAACTCTACTACCTTTTGTATATTTTCTGGTAAAGGATCTCCTGTAGCTTTAGACTCAGCAACAGCTTCTTCAACTTCTTCAGTTAATTCTTCTGTTTTTTCCTCAACTTGTTCCTCTGTTATTTCTTCTAGAACAGGTGTATCTTCTACTTCTGTTTCTTTAACAGGTGTAACTTCTTCCTTTACTTCTTCAACAACCGCTTCTTCTTTTACAGGTTCTTCAGTTTGTTGTTTTTTACTTAAGTCAACTTTAATAACATCACTTTCTTTTTTCTCAGCAATATCTTTTTCTAGTTTATCTAAGTTTACCTTTAAAACTTCTGGTTCATCTTGAACTAGTTTCTTAGGTCTTTTTTTCATTTTAACAGGTTCGTTAACTACTTCTTCACTCTTAGCTTCTGCTGGAGGAGGAGTAGATGGTAAATCTGCTTTTATAGAATCTATTGATTCTTTGTTTTCATTTTCCATAATATAATATAATTAAATAATTAAACATTATCTAGGTTCAAAAGCACCTAGATTAAAACCACCACCTAGTGTATCATTACCTTTAGATTCAAAGTTTTTAGGCGGTGCATTTTTTGCCCTTTGATCTATTAATTCAGATTGTTGAGATGCTTGTATTTTTGTACGATCATCTTTACGATCTTCTTTTTGTGTGTCTTTTGCTTTAATAGCATCTAGCTCCATTTTCTTTAACTGCATGTTAAGTTGGAATTCATGATCCATTAATTGCTTTTTTATCATAGCTTCAGCTTGTAGCTTCTGTTGTTCCATTTCAGCTTTTGCTTGTTCTATTTGTATTTCTGTTTGAGCTAGAGCTTGGCTTTTTTGAACCTCAGCTTGCGCAGCTACTTGTTGAGCTTGCGCATTAGCTTGAGATTGAGCTTGTATATTCTCTTGCTGCATTTCTTGGTCTAACTTTAATTTTTCTTTTCTTCTAACTTTAAGAAGTTGATTAGCTAGTTTAACATTTTTTATTTCTCTTAAATCAATAGCATCTGTTAATTCTATTAACTGTTGTTGTAATGCTTGTTGTATATTATTTTCAAGCATTTGTCTTTCTTCTTCATCTGGTTGTAAATCTATAAATATACCAAAATCATATAAATGTAGATTTTTCATTTCATCTAATGTAGCAACATTATGTGTACCTATGCTTTGTATAAACGCGTCTCTTGTTGGTGAATATTCTATAATATCAGATATTCTAAGAGATAAAGCCTCAGCCATTTCAGCAGTTATAAATAAACCAGCTTGTAATATGTGTCTTGTAGCTACATTTGAATTTGCTGCTGCAAGTTTTTGTACACCAACCAAAGCTTTCGCGTCAGGCGTGCTAGCATCTCTAGCTTCGTTTAGACCGGTAACATCTCTAATCATTTGTAGATAGTAATTATACGTTTGAATTAATGATTGCATTTTAGCGCCACCATTTCCAGATTGTATTTCCTGAATAGGCATTTTACCTGGATTCATATCGCCGTCAGAAGTCATGGATCTACCTATTATAGATCCCGTCTGAAAGAACATATTTAATGCTTCTTGCGGATTATAATTTGTTCCGTTACCTAAATCTATTTCAGCGAGACCATCAGCATCTAAATATATGCCGTCAGGTACCATTCGCGAAAGGACTTGTTGGAGTTTTAAATGAGTTAACTGTATCATATCAGCAAAACCTGTTATTCTACCAACTAATGATTCAATTTTACCCTTATACATTCTAGGTGCTACAATACTATAGTTCATTTTTACTTTCGTAAAATCGCTTTTAGGTCTCATCATGTTTTTAGCAAGTTCCCACTTTAATAGTTTTTCACTTCCTAAAACTAAAGCACCTTCATAAAGCACTTCTATCGATCTAGACATTTTACCAAATCTAGCTTCTAATAAAGCATCTTCAGCTGGGTTAAATGTATCGTCTTTTATTATAACCTTACTAGCACCTGTTGCAGTTTCTTTTACTTTATAAACCTCGTTAGCATATGTTTTATAATTAAAATATAAAACTTGAACTTGGTTTTTATCTTGTTCTTCTGAACTACCCATATCTTTATTATAGTAGCCCATTTTATTATAACTTTGAGAAGATATTTCTTCTAAATCCTCTTGTTTTAAATGAGGAAACTGCTTTACTAACTCATTTACTGGTATACTTTTAACTTCACCAACATAATATATATCATCAAAATAAGGTGATTCAGTGTGTGAATAAACTAAATTAGCTGGATCAACGTATTCTACAGTAACACCTCTTGATGTATCAAAACTACATTTAGCAGCTCCAATACCTAAAACAGCTATATCATAATAAAATCTTTTCTTTATTAACTCATATTTGTTACCTTCAAAAAGAGTGTTAATTGCTTGTTCTTCAGCTAACTCAACAGCTTGTTTATAATTCAACTGCATATGTAAAGCTAGTTCTTCTTCTGAATCAGGTAGTTTATCTGGTTGATTTGCAAATAAGTTTATTCCAAAAGCTTCTTCAGCAAATTGATTTAATTCTTTAGTTTTAAGATCTCTAATTATACCTTCCATATATTTAGTTCTCTTACTAACACCATATGGATCTTGAGAAAAAGCTTTTACATCATATGTTCTTTCAGCAATACCATTAACTACTATATCTACAAATTTAGGTATTATGGGTACAGGTGTCCAGTCTAAATTTAAGTAAGATAAATCACCATTAATAGATAATTCATTTTTATATTTTTGTATAGACTGCTCTCCTCTAGCATAAAGTCTAAGTTTATGAAAGCTATTTTGATGACTAGAAAATCTATAACCGCTGTTATCACGTTTAAACCACTCGTCTTCAATAGCTTTAGCAACTTTTAGCCCATACTCTATAGTGGACTTTTCTTTGTCGCTAGCTACTTGACTAGGGAAATAACCTTTAGAAAATGAATTAGCCATATTGTTATTGTATTAATTTTGAATGCATCCCTTTTTGTTTATATTTTGCAATGCTTATGTTTAGTTTCTGTTTATCTATTTTAGCGTTTGGATTATAAAGGTGTCTATTACAAGCCATAACAGCAAGACCACTACTTATAGCAGCATCAAAAGCTGTTCTTTTATTTATATCAAATTTTGCCCAGTCTTGTAATGTTTCAGTAAAATACATGTCGCCATAAATACCTTCTCCCTTATGACCAACGTGACCTTGTATATACATTTCAATAGCAGCGGCATGAGCTTGCTTAATATCTTCACTTGAGTTTGGTATTCCACCAACTTCTTTTTCCGCAACAGATAGTTTGTTCCAAACCTTATCTGGTCTGTTCATTGAATAACCCCTGTAACCTCTTCTTCTTAAATAATATAATAATCGAGGTTTATTATTTTCTGCTAATAATGGCATACCGTAAAATATTAACGCCATTAAAACATCTTCAAAAAATATATCAGCTGTTTGGGGTCTAGCAATATATTCTAAAAAAAAGCTGTTAGGTGGACAATTTTCCATAGAAAACTTTGTTAACCCGTGTAAAGCTCCTTTTGATCCTTTACCATCTACTGTTCCTGATATATCGTAACTATCACAACCAAAAGCTCCCATGTGTTCATTGCCAGGGTATTTTCTATTACCTTTAGTTATAATTTTATTTTGAAGGTGTGTTGGTGGTACCCAACTTACTTTAAATCTACCGTTTGGATCTGGGTAAAAAACAACCTTACTATCTTTTATACCATTAACCCATTGAAAATTACCAGTTGTTAAAGTGTCTGATACGCCACTTCCTTCATTATAATCTATTTGCTCGTATATTTTTGCCAAATTAAATATACTATTTTTTGTTTCGTCTCTGAAAGCATGTTCTTCAGTTCTTGGAAATTGACGATAAAACTCATTAAGAGCATCACCATCATTTTTTAATCCATCAGCCTCGTTATTCCAGTGTTCAATAATTCCGATGTCGATCGGTTCATTGAAAGGTCCAAAAGTCTCCGTTTCAGGTGTGTCGAAGACAGGCATCCCAAAAGAATCAATGAATCCCTCGTAATTCCACTCCATAGGAATGAACAAGCTATAGAGACCTGAGCTTGTTTGTCCATTTCTGTTTCTTTTAGTAACGTCTGACGCATTGTATAGTTTTTTAAAGTTATCTCCTCCTTTATCTAAAGCATTTGATGTTGATCCCATCATACACTTACCTATTACTCTACTACCTAATCTAAGGGTGGTTTTCGTGACCCTCCAGTTATTGAGGATGTTGTTCGGCCTCTCCCATTTACCTGATTCATCGTGGACGAGGAGTTTGAGTTTCTCTCCATCATAGGAGTTGTCACCGGTATTCTTCCAGTCGATGGTGGTGTCAAGACCCTGTAGGGCTTCTGGTTTATCGGAACTTGTAATGTTCCGTCTTGTGAGCTTGGACGCGGGGACACGGAAGGCAAGCTCGGTCTTTGGACGGTCCATTCCGTCCTGGATGGGTTTGAAAAAGAAGGGATAATTAACCGATATGGGTACCACCTTGTCTGTGAACATCTTCTTAGCATCAGGACCGGACTTTGATAATATACCATACCTGGAGTCACTTGATATGGTTGCCAAGTTGACCACCTCTCCAGAGGCCATGAAAGAAAACCCGGAACGTCTGTTCTTAAGGTAACACATCCCATAGGATCGTATATCGGCTTTACAAGCTTCCCAGAATATATAGAATAATCTATTTGCTTCCCTAAAGTCTGGTTTCCCAACATCAATCTTGGACCACTGCAAGTACATATAATGAGTACCAGTAATATAAGTAGGCTTACCTTTGTTAACATACCAAAAACCTTCTTCCCTTTTTTTAAACTCATTCTCTATGTAATCTATGTATTTACTTTTAAAGTCTTTAGGATAACCTTTCCAATCAAATATAGTTTTAATTCTATTTAACTCTTTAGGATATTCTGTTACTTCCCATCTATCAGTTTTAAACTTGTGTACTAGTTTAGGTTCTTGTGGTAAAGCTATTTTAAGTCCTTGAATCTCATAAACCTCACCTATCATACCTGTTTTAGATATAACTACAACATCATGTTCTTTGTTATATCCATATTTCCATTTTTTAGACTTATTAAGTCTTTTAATGGTGTTTATTTTTATAGGTTTTATAACCTCATATAAAATTTGCTGATACATTATTTAGATCTTTTCTCAGCAAAACCAGAAAAACTTTGTTCTTCTTTAGTTTCTATTGGTTTGTTATTTAATATATCTTCTTCTTCTTGTATTCTATTTAGAATTTCAAAAGCATCAAATATAGCTAGTTTTTTTGTAGCAGCTGCATTTTTTAATCTATCTGCAGATATATCTTCGTCAGAGTCTACAATTTCTTCTTTAGCAACTTTAATAAGTTCTTCAACCGCTTTGTGACCAGCTTGGATTATATTCTTTTTCGTTTCCTTGATATTCATATTTATTTGTAATTGATTTGCTAAATATTCTATAAAGTCTTTCACCGTCTAAAATGCATTCGTATTCAGTGTTTGGTTTAAAACCTATTAAATCACCTTCTTTTAAACCAGCTTTTAAAAGACTAGTATCAGCATACCTAAGAACACCAACTAAAGGTGTTTCTATCTCGTTACTATAAATATCATTAGATTCAATTGGTTTTACAAAACAATATGAATCAATAGCTTTCCATTTATCATTTGTTTTATAAGCAAATACTTGGTCATGATGAACAAAGTACATGTCTTCTTTATAATAGCTTTTGCTATTTTTTTCTATACCTTTAATATCTTTCCATCTTCTAAAAACATTATGATGAACTATTACTTCATCACCTGGTTTTATAGGAGTTTTAACACTACTAGGTACAGATATAACCACAGCTCTTTTACTAACATACCTATGATTATAGTTATCGGTATTAAGTATAAGGCTATGATCACCTATACTTTTAGTGTTGGAATATCTGGAGTTTAATGGTTTTATTATAAAATTATTTACTCCTCGCATTAGTATTCAAGATTGAATTCAACAGCTATAGCCATATTCTTATTAAAGTCTTTCCAAGGTAAAACCTCATCTCCTTTTTTAATATATATTCTATACTTATCGTCTTCTTCAATTATATCAGAGATAGTATGCCCTCCGTAGACCTCTTGACCTACGGAGTAATGCATAGCTTCATTTTTATAATCTTTTCCTATACTAATCTTTCTTATCAGATTCATCTTCTAGCTCTTTAATAGATCCATCTTGAATATTAATAGATACCTTGCCATACTCTTCTTCCAAGCCTTGTTGCATACCTTTTAATTTCATTTGTAAATCTCCAATAGCAGCCATCATGCCAGCTTTTTGAGTTTCTAGTTGTCCTACTGATAATTGAGCATTATTAATTTGACCTATAATTTCTTGTAGTCCTTTTAATTGCTCGTCTGTGATTTTTAAATCTTCTGTTTTCTTTGCCATAATATTTATTTAATTTAACTTAATTTTTTGTCTTGCTATTAAGCGTCAGCAAGATCTTTGTACGCGTCTACTAATTTTAGTGCTTCGTATGCCTGTCTCACATCATTCTTAGCCGAAGCCGCATGATTTGGTGAGTAGTTTCCACTAATAGATGTTATTGGAGAAGCAGGTTCAGCGTCTTTACTAGCTTTGTCTTTGAAGATTAAGCCGTTGTAGTGACCATATATAGACTTTGTCCATTCTTTTTCATATAACGCTTCCGTTTTGATAGAACCATCTTCGTTATATGTTGCTTCTGTTTTTAACACCATATTAGAATCATAATTAACGTTACACTGAGCATTGCTAATAACAACGTATGCGCTGTCAATATCTATGCCTTTCCATGTTAGTTTTCCTTCTAATGCCATAATTTATTATTTAATGTTATTACTGTATTTATATTATTACGCTATTTTCACATTTTTTACCTATATTAAGGGTCCAGACCCTCACCACCATCTTTACCACCACCACTACTACCTTGGTTTTGACTAACTGTTGTGCTTCTTGTTGTGTATTGATTATAACTACCATTACTACCAACTAAATAGCTAATTACAACTGTTGCTGATCTAGAACTGCCTGTATTCGCGGCTATTGTATAACTTACCGTCCCGTTGCCTGTACCAGAACTAGATGAAGCACTTATTGTTATCCAAGAAGCAGATGTACTAGCTGTCCATGTTATATATGTTCCGGTTGTTACTGTTATTGAACCAGTTGCCCCACTAGCAGCGTTGTTTGAATCTGATAAAGGTGTTGAGCTAGTAGAAGCATTGTGTTGATACTTATACCATTCACTTATTTTATGCGGAGCATCAGTGTCAGGTTTATTTGCGGTAACATTAGTTATATTTATAGTTTCATAAAGACCAGCATTAGCGTCAGCCAGCTCAAAAGGATCTTGATCACTATCTATTTCACTCATTATGTCAGAGAACTTTATAAGTCCTGAAGCTTGCATTGTCATAACTAATTTTTACATTTACATTTATCAACACCTTTTAGTTCTTCAACTTCAGCTTTTAATTCTTTTATTGCTTCTATTAGTACACCAACCATGTTACCATATGATACTGAGTAATGACCATCTGATTCTCTTTCATTTACAACTTCTGGTAAAATATCTTTTACTTCTTGAGCTATAACACCCATCATTCTTTTATCAGTAGAACCTTCATCAGTTCTAACAAATGTAACACCTCTTAGTTTGTTTACTTTATCTAAAGCGTTAGGTATTGTTTCTATTTCATCTTTAACTCTAGCATCAGAGTATGCAGCTATATCGTGAGAAGCATATATAGATATGTTACTAACGTTGCCATATACATCTAATGTATAATCAGGAGTTCCATCATTTATACCAACTCTACCTGTTTTAGCAATTGTAAGTGTTTCATTAGAACCACTTGAACCACCCATCCAAAATCTTAAATAACTTGAATCACACCTAAATGTTTGTCTAGTTGTTGATGAGTCTTCAATTTGAATACCTTGTGACCCAGCTGTATAACTAAATCTTGCGTTAACACTACTATTATTAAAATAAGGCACACTACTAAATGTTTTAGTACCTGATATAGTTTGAGTTGTGTTAGTGGTTACCATGTTTGATGGAGTAGAAGCTGAAGCTAAACCTAATATAGTACCTATAGTAGCTTTTCTAACAACATTATTATCTCCATTTCCTGTACCATCTGAAACATCACTAAAAGGAATAAGATCACTAGTAGTAGGAGTATAAGTGTTATTCATGTTGATATAGTTGTTTGTGCCGTCTATATCTAAATTAATAGTAGCTGTACCAGAGGTAGCGCCACCGTGTATACCAGCTCCAGCAGAAACTGCAAATACATTTTCTCTTTTTTCTACTTCAAGAGTACTACCATTTAAAATAAGTACTGTATTATCAGTACCAGTATCTACATTGCCTAAATAAAAATTACCTCTAGTAACAGTTACGTTTCCACTGTGATCTATTTTTATAGCTGTTTTAGAACCTGTTGCATAACTATCTGTAGTAGCAAAATACATTTTAGTACCATAACTACCATCTGATCTTACATATATACCAGCTTGAGCGTTAGATCCTGCGTCTGTTGGTGAATCAGAAGCGCCCCATGTAATAGAAGCGCCCGCGTGAGCCGTGGCATTATTTGGGTCTAAGTGTATTGCACCAATACCTTGACCCTGTGTAGTTTCGTCATAAGGTGTTTGGGATTTATGAACTATAAACGAGCTACCACCATATAAGTTCATGTTACCAGTACCACCAAGTAGTCTAGGTCTAAAACCTATATCTGAACCAGAATTAATCCATATGTTATTACTGTTTTCGTATATAGTTAATCTTTGAGTACCACTTTCTTGACAAGTGATATAGTAATTATCAGTTGAACCACTTGAGTCTATTGTTAAACCTGACGTGCTAAAAGGATGCAGCAACCCATAAAAAGTATTTAATGAAACTTTATTACAACCACCAGAATCGTCAAATAATATATCAGCAGACGTAGAAGGTGTATTTGCGCTTGCAGATGAAACAATATTGCTTGTTCCAGCAGTATAAACGTTACCTGTGTGCCATATATCTTGTCCCTCCGCAGTTACCACACCAGTAACATCTAAAGTTCCTGATATATCAGCGTTACCGTTTACATCTAATGATGTGGATTCTAGTTCGCCATTTACAAGAAACTTACCGTTTATAAAACTACTAGTTCCATCACCTGAAAATTTAGCAAATTCGGTTTTAGTGGTTTTGTTATATAAATGTAAAGTACCAGCACTACCACTATCATTATTAATCCATATCTTCCAACTTTCCCAAGCCGAAACCATATGTGTACTAGCACCACCAAATGTAATGTGATCTTCGTTATCTGACCATATGTTTAGTTTTGATCTAAATGTTGTAGATGTGGCTGTACTTTCGTTTAAACCATAATCACCTCTTCTGTGTGGATATATAGAAATAGATCCATCACCAACTACAATGTCATCATTAGCATATTCACCATCGTTAGAAGTACCACTAGTAAAACTACCTATTCTTATTTGACCCCCAACTGTTGGCATTTTTATATTATCCACAGTTAAATTACCATCTATAGTGGTTAAACCACTGGAGTTAACATTTAGTATTGGAACACCTGAAACATCAGATACAGAAAACAAACTTCCTGTAAGACTGTCTGTTACTGAGAATAATTGCCCTTGCGTTCCTTGTATATCAAGAACCGTATTTGAGCCGTCTACTATTAGACCTTTTTTTACTTTAAATTCATTTGCCATAATTACCTTTCATTTTCCGGGTTATATATTAAATCTATTTT